ATGCAACTTCGTTAGCCACAAGAATTGCAGTAAATCCTAATACAAGAGCTTTATTCAAACAAGTTAATATACGTGAATGGAATTTTGTCTTTCAAATGATACCTACTAGTCCTGATGAAACTAAAAGAATAGAAAATATAATCGACTTTTTTAGGACTGAACAATTGCCGACTGAATTAGTTAGCGAGGCGGGCGGGGTAGGCATGGCTTATAGATTTCCTAATCTAATGCATATTAAAGCATTATATAGAGACGAACGCACAAATCAGTATAAACCTATTCTTACTAGATTTTTACCTGCATATTTACAAGCAGTAGATGTTACATATAATACTACAGCAATGTCATTTTATGAAGGTGGTAAATTTCATGATGCTACAATGAATTTAAAGTTTATAGAATATAGGCCGTTAAATAAAGACGATATAGATGTTGAAAGAAAATATCTAGGTAAAGGCGACAAGATTAGGCACGGAGTGTAACATGAGTCATTTTAAACATTTTCCTAAGGTGCTATATAACTTTGGCAATGAAATTGAACCAACAGTATTTCAAAAGCTTGGTACATATGTAGATATCATCGATCAAGTAAGAGATGATATAACTATATATGCTGATTACACTATTCTTGACGGAGATAGACCAGATATTTTATCTTATAATTTTTATGGAGATATACAATACTATTGGTTAATGTTTTATGTAAATGATCAGTTAAGAGAAGAAGGATGGCCATTAACTGCTAATGAAGTACAAGAGCAGATGGAAAAATATTATCCTCATGATTATATACGAACATTTGATAATTGGTTTAAAAGCGATTTTAAAATAGGTAATCGTGCAACTGGTAAACAAAGCGGAGCATTTGGTGATATTATGCAAACGCATCCTGATCTAGGACAAATCATTGTAAGCAATAATACTAATTTTAAGTTTAAAAGATCAGAAGTAGTAGAAGCAGGATTTGGTTTTTTTAATCCTGATACAATTATAGTACAAGCTACTGATAAACAGTATAATGCAGTACATCATTATGAAGATGCAGCTGGCAATTATGTAGATATAAATCCATTACAAGATGCCCCGTCTAATCTTACTCCTATTACATTTTCTGATAGATTTATCGAAGAGAACGAAAAGCGTAAAAGAATTAGAATAATAAAACCTGAAGTAATTAATCAGTTATTTAATGAATTTAACAGAGCACTAAAATAATGTCCGGTACATATTCAGCCAGTGAATACAAATTCCAAGATGTAGTTTTAACGATTCCTGAAAAAGGAATTGAATTAGATATTGGGGCTACGATAATCGAGCTAATGTTATACGAGTCTGTAAATACTCCTTATATTACAGGTTCTATGGTTTGTGTTGATACACAATATGTATTTGATAGATTAAAATTTGACGGTACTGAACGAGTAACTATTAATATTTCTTCTGAATATGACGAGGTTCTAACTAAAAGCTTTTTTATTACTCGTACAACAGGCAAAACTAAAGTAGACGAAAATACATATGCATATAACTATTACATTGCAGAAGATATCTTCTTTTTAGATGTTTTAAAATCTGTATCACGAGCATACAATGGAACACCTGATGAAATAATAAAGAATGTTTTATCTAATGAGTTTAAGAGAGAATTATCATTAATAGGTAAAGCACCATATCAATCAGCGTTTAACTATGTTTCTCCGTTTATATCTCCATTAGCTATAATAGATACTATACGCCGTAGAGCTTATGACATAAATGGTTTTCCATATTTTGTATATGCTTCTTTAAAAGAAGAACAGATAAGAATGAAAAGCTTATCTGAAATGATAGAAAATGAACCTATCAATAAAACAAGTTTTGTATTTAGTAATGCTCAGAATTTTAAACTAGATCCAGTACAGCAATTAATTAATGTAGAATCATTTGTAGAAGATAATACAAACGATACAATAGAATTATTAATTAAGGGCGCAGTACAAAACCAGTACAACGTTTTAAATCTCAGTACTAACAAAAGAAATCAACAGAATAGATTTAATATTACAGAAGCATTAGATGCTGGTGCTAATAAATCAATATTTAATAAAGATTTTACAATAGAAGATAAAGGTTTAAATGACTTCGACCCTAATGTCGTATATAAAATCGTAAATCATACAACAATGGATGAGCTAGGATATCATGACGAAAGAGATATTGAACAACATTTAAATAGAGTAAAATCAACTGCACTTGTATCTGCATTGAGTAAAAAGAAAATAACTATCGGTACTACTGGCGTATATAATTTTTATCGTGATACAGTATTCATTGGAGAGCAAATTAATTTAATGCTACCACAATTTGAATCAGAGACTAAAGATACTGTTACAAGTGGTTCTTATGTTGTTTTAGAAACTAAACACGTATTTACTGAAAATAAATATAACATGTTTATGACATGTAGTCGCTTAACACAATCTAGCGATAAAACAACTGCAATTGGACCTAACAAATGATAAATTTTTATGGTGATAATATAAGATGGTTTATAGGCATTGTAGTAAGCAATGCAGACCCATTATATGTAGGAAGATGCAGAGTACGCATATATGGTGCACATAACGACGATGTAAATGAAGTACCTGAAGCATCGTTGCCTTGGGCTTCTTGTTTAGTACCAACTACAGAAGATGGTGTAAGTGGATTAGGCCGAAGTCCTAATATTAAACCAGGTGCAATGGTATTTGGTTTCTTTATGGATGCTAAAACATCGCAGCAACCTGTCATAATGGGATCAATACCTAGAATAGAAGTACTAGATGATGAGAAAATAAGTTCTCAAGATGCGCCGGCAATTGATGAAATAGACATAGCTGCTGAAAGAAATTTAATAGATGTACCGCCAAAAGGTGAGACGTCTTCATTAGAATCATTAGTTGGTAACAATAACACAGAAAAAGCATTTAACTTTCTCTTAGGTAACGGTTATTCTAAAGAACAAGCCGCAGCAATATGTGGTAACTTTATTGTAGAATCAGGTATGGATCCGACAAAACCATCAGAGGTTCCAGGTGAAGCATCATATGGTATTGCTCAATGGAACCCTGCAGCTGGCAGGTTACAAAGACTTGAAGCATATGCAGCAGATAGAAACTTAGATTATCGTACACTAGAAACTCAGTTGCAATTCTTCCATTATGAATTTAAAACTGAAGGGTCATATTATGGATATAATAAGTTCAAAGCTATGAATAGTGTTGTAGATGCAACTATTCATATATGTGATAAGTACGAAAAGCCTGGCACAAAACATTTACTTCGTCGTATAAATTCTGCTAAAAGAGTATTGGAGATATACGGATGACCGTAGATATTCGAGACATAAATCTAACATTATTGACTGCGTTCAAGAACTCTAACTTTATTATAGTTGGAGAGAAAGCATTACAAGCTGCTAATACCACAAAGCTACAATCTGAATCTCTTCTTGAGAGTGATCAGACAATTAGTGGTATCAAGAGTATTTCTAATATTAACGTTGCGCCTTCTATTGCACAACTTGATACAATACTGCCAGCCACTAGTGTGAATGATTCAGATGATTCTGATATTAATCTTATTACTGGTACAAGATCAGTGGCCGGTCGATTGAACACTGTAATCGGATCAGGGTCACCACAAGCCGTTGGCCAGTCGCTTGCCACAGTGACGAGTACTAGTGCTAGTACATATAGAAACGAATTAAAAACTATTGCAGTTGAAGATGCTAAGTCATCTGTGAATGATATCGATAATATAATAAGCAATGGAGCTGATCAGCATGTAGGCTTTTCTAGTTCGATTAATTTATTTAACACATCATTTAATAATCTTATAGGCAATAGAACAAATTCATTATTAGGAAATTGTATTCTAAATATACAAAAGGGAATATTCCCTATCATCGATCAAGTATCTCCTAATATATCTCAATCTGATAAAGATGAAACTGTACGCTTATTATTAGCAGATAGAAAAAGAGAAGCTGCAAGGTTATTAGAAAAAAATTCGCAATCATTCGATGCAGCACAGATCGAAGAAAAAATAAATGAAGTACCGATTAGTCAGAAAGAAATCTTAAACGAGGATGATAATAGAGCGGTTGGTGAAAAAACAACACAAGACTTTGAATTGGCTGCAGGAGAAGGTAATTGGAAAGGCAGTGAAACGCCGGTTAATGAAACACCAGTCCGAAGCACTGCAGTGCAAAGCGGTACGTATACATTTGATATTGTAGGTACAAAAGAAGAACTCGTTGCAGAGTTTAGAGAATCTACAAGAGATATAACAGAGTTTGTAACACATTGGACAGGTACATTTACGAATCAGAAGATTACAGCAAGAGATGTTCATGCATGGCATTTAGATAGAGAATTTAGTGGCTGTGGTTATCATTATATAATATTAAGAGACGGTAAGTTACAAAGAGGTCGGCCGCTCAATGTGCAAGGTGCACACTCAAGAGCGTACGGCCATAATACATATTCAATAGGTGTTGCATTTGCAGGCGGTTTTAATTGCCCATCTAATACACCTAATCCAGAGAAATTCTTATCATCAGAAAGTTTTACTGAGGAGCAGTGGAATACATACGCGATGTTTGTAGAATCATTCTATACTGTATGGCCGGGTGGACAGGCCTGGGGTCATAACGATACAACTGATCAAGGTAAGATAGACCCTGGCTTTGATGTGCAACAGTATGTGTATAATAAATTTAATAAAGAAAACATCTATGCAGACGGTCAAAACCCTGGATCAGCATTGTCATCAGCACAATTAGAAAAAGCGAGAAAAAGAGTGACATGAGTACAGAAAATGACGACTATCAGGATCGTATATTAAGATTAGGTAAAGGATTTACTGATACACAAGGTGTAAATACTAATGCTTTCTCTGATCCTGCTGGCCAGTATCCACGCACAAAAAACCATAATCAGTCATCTATAAACGAAGCTGCACGTGGTGGAGGTGGTAAACAGTTATCAGTAGGTGGATCTGTCAAGAATATAGATCTCGAAGTAGAACCAGTAGCCGCTACGCAGTATGGTATGGCTGATATTAGAGAGACTGCATCAGGTCATGTCATAGAATTGAACGATACGCCAGGCGGTGAAAGAATATTATTTAGGCATAAGACAGGTGCTGGTATTGAGGTTAGACCAGACGGCACAGTACTTGTAGTATCTACAAAGAACAAAGTAGAAGTATGTCATGGTAGTAACGAAGTCATTGTAGAAGGTGAAGCAAACCTAACCTACAAAGGTAATTTAACTCTTAATGTAACAGGTGATTTTAATGTCAATTGTAGAGATTATAACGTCCATGCTCGAGGCAGTAAAACCGAACAGATTGACAATAATTCGAAGACGTCTGTATTTGGAAATTCTGGTAATTCGGTTTCAGGTTCGTTTATACAGAGCATTGCAGGTAATACCACGAACCTTACTTTGGGTACGCAAACTCTTGTCACAAAAGGGAATCTAGTAGTAGCAACCGAAGGTTCACAAGAAATAGTATCTAAAGGTCCTAATATAATCACATCAGAACAACAGGTCAATATATCATCGCCAGATATTAATATTGTGGCAGAAGATATTACAGCAATAGGACAAAAAGGTACAATCGGAGGCGGTACGACAGTATTTTATGGGCCTTCATTTCATGGTGATCTAAAAGGTAATGCAGATACTGCTTCAGTTATTGGCGGCAGTGGTGGAATAAGCATCTTTGATGCAGTAGGTAATATATTAGTCGATGGAAGTGGAAGCGGCGGTGGCGGTGCAACTAATAATCATACCGCGACAGCTAATCCAACGGCCGGAATGACTAATTCTTATCTCACTGTATCAGATCGTGGTATACGTAAAGTTCATATTGATGTTGATGATTATCTAAAGAATCAGCTTCTCGTACGTAATTATACTACAGAAGAAGTTAGATCTAAGATGAGAGAACAAACAAATAGAGACTTTGGTGAGTTTACAGCATATCAAGTTGCATCTGGCGTATTAAACGCTAATTATGCTAATGCAGTGCCAGGAGAATATGGTCAAGTATCTGTAACTAGTGCAGCACAATCGCAAAGAGGCGTAACACCCTTTGGACAATTGCGTGGTATAGCACAAGTACAAAAATTTAAAACCGGTGAACGCAAAGTTAGATTTAATATTGTGCCTGAGCTTAAGTTTAAAAATAATATTCTTGGGTCAGTTAATACAAATACTATAATCAATCATGATACATCGATAGGTAAATTCATTGGTGCAGATGATCATGGCAAATTTAATGCTTTAGGTATTACAGATAAAATACAAATAGCCAAAAACTATTTTATAATATCTGAATTAATGAAGACAATAGCTAATAGTAATCATACACCTACAGACTTTGATACCTATACCTTAGAGGTTGTAGAAGGTTATTATGCACCTGAGACTTATGGTGTCGGACCACCTGGTAAATTGAAAGAAGAAAAGCTTTCAGCTGGCGGCATACTTGATTTAAGAAATAAAGGTAGAGCCATAGTATTTGAGCTTAGAAATCAAAAGGGTCAAATAGACTTAGAAAAAACATTTGCTTTGGCGTTAGCATGGGCAGAAGTAGGTTATTTTGATAATCTTACATTAGATTATGATTCGTATGATCCATCAGGTGAACTCAATGCACAAATAATTGTTGATATACCTGAGATAACACAGTTTACTAATATAAAATTTAAACGACAAGTTCAGACACTATACAATAATAACGTGCAATCAACTGATGCATTAGTTGAAGTTTTCTTGTTAAAAGACGCATTTTAAAGTTATAAATAGATGAAAAAGGTTTAACATGGCAAGAATATTATCTATAGAAGACGGCAATCTATCTAGTTCGATTATTACGAGCAGAGATAAGCTATATTCGGATATAGATCTATTATTCGAAAGAAAGCCTAGTGGTGACATATACAAAAAAACAGATGCTGATGCTGTAAAACAATCTGTAAAAAATATAGTTTCTACTAATAGGTATGAAAAGCCATTTGAAATATTCTATGGCGCTAATATTACAGGTATGTTATTTGAATTAGCAGAGGCCGGTTTAGGCACTCACATTGAAGATCAAATAAAAAGCGCATTAGAACAATATGAACCAAGAGCGAAAATAATAAACATAGATGTAAATAGTAATCCTGACCGTAATTCATTACAGGTAAGATTACTATTTAGAATAAAGTCAACTGAACAAGAAGTAGAATTAGAAACTACTGTGTCGAGGTTAAGGTAATGGTAACAACAATAAGTTCAACAGATCTAGATTTTGCAAATATTAAAAATACTTTAAAAACTTCTTTGCAAAACCATCCGGATTTTAATGATTATAACTTCGAAGGTTCAGGCCTTTCAGCTATGCTTGATGTATTAGCATACAATACACATTATAATGCATTAATTGCAAACATGGCATTGAATGAATCGTATCTGACTACGGCTCAGTTAAGATCGTCTGTTGTTTCACTTGCCGAAGCTATTGGTTATATGCCGGCATCAAAGGCTGCTTCTACAGCCACAGTAAATTTATCGGTCAATACAGGCAATCTTACAGGTAGACCAACGTTTTTAACATTGCCTAGAGGAACAAAGTTTAGTACTACGTTTGATAATATAGCTTATACTTTTGAAACAATAGGTTCTATTACAGCAGAAGATAACGGTAATGGATTATATATTTTTAAAGATGATAAAGGTAGCGAAGCTATTACTATTAAAGAAGGTACAAATACAACAAAGACTTTTATCGTTAGTGAAAATTCAGTTGATTCAGTATATGTGATACCAGATAAAAATATCGACACCACAACAGCATTTGTTAGTGTATATGATGACTTATCTACTACTACATTTTCTACGTTTACAGATTTAAAAGAAGCTGATACTATTGATGATCAATCTAAACTATACATTTTAAGAGAAACACCTAATGGATTTTATGAATTATCTTTTGGTGACGGTTTCACATTAGGTCAGGCACCTGCAGCTGGTAATAAAATCGTAGTGGAATATCTTTCAACTAGTGGTCCTGATGCAAATGGAGCTACAACATTTACTCCAGTTAACCAAGTTTCAGTACCAAATGCTGGTGGTAATACATCTTTTAATTTATCTTTAACTACTGTAACTAAAGCTGTATCCGGATCTGATGTTGAAACAGTGGCTTCTATTCGTAAGAATGCACCGTTCTCATATGCATCACAGAATAGAATGGTTACAGCATCTGACTACGCTACATTAGTTAAGAGAAACTTTGGCTATCTAATTAAAGATATACAAGCTTATGGTGGTGAAGATGCAGTACGAAAAGAATACGGATGTGTTTTCTTATCAATAGTATTTAAAGATGATGTAACACAGGCAACTATAGATAAAACAAAGGGTGATATAATTGCTTTAGGAAAACAGTTACAGGTCATTACATTCG